CCGTAGGCAAGGCCCCAGCCCCCCATACGGTTAGCATGAATGACTTCGCCACCTGCCACTGCATAAACTGGGTCACCATAGTTACCTGCATAGTCGGTGCCTGTGTGGTAGCCAGCCTGCCACTGTCCACCTTTGGTGTGGTAGGCACAAGTGACCTTGTTGCTGTTGGTTGGTTTATGAAAAGCCATAAAACTATCCTATCTTTAGATACTGTCGTTGGTTGGTGCTAGGCCGAGTGACACGTTCAGGTATCCGACACCTGTTGTCCATGTGAAGTTTTCTACAAAGTAGGTCGCTGTGCCGCCACCAATTTCAGATGGTACTGGGATGGTGACTTTTGATCCACAGAATACGCCTAGCAGGTTGGCTCGGGTGGCATCTGTCATGTCTGGATTGGTCAGGGTGCAACTCACAGTGTCTGGTCTCCATACTGGGGACTTGAATCCTGCAATGTAACTGTTTGCCAACGTCTGTGCATCTGTCAAACTATTAAGTCTGGTGTCCCGTACGCCATAACGTTTACCAAACTTACCGATTGATGTTGAGTCACTAGCTGTGGCATCAGTGCCCGGTCGAGCCACTGTGATGCTGTTACCGATAGCAGTAAGTGAGCGAGTGAAAGAGATTGATGAATCAATGTCACTGGTAGACAATGAGAACGCTGAACGGTTGTTTCGGTCTGTCCGACGATCATAATAAATGTCACCTGTAGGCAAGTCATAAAATACGCCACCTGCACTTTGTGCCGCTTCTCTAATAACGTCATACACATTGTCGGTCGATGTCAAAGTGATGGCTGTCAGTAGTGCTCCACCTGTTTGTGGAATGGTAGTGGAATTGTAGTTAGGTTGGTTTGTTAATCCCCAGTCACTCATCATTGAAAGTATTTGGGCACCAGCGTAATCGATGGAAATTGTTCTAGGTGTGCAGGTGTTCCATTCAAGGGTTCCGATGGCTGCCATCGCTGTGATGGTGTAGGTCGGAATGCCGTTGCCGTTGCCAAAGTTACGGTACGAGAATGAGATGTCTGTGATGATGCCGTTAAACAGGTCGTAGGCGTAGCCCCCAACAGTGGTGAACAGTTGTAATGGGTCAGCGATGGTGGGTGGTGTGAAACTTGTCAGTGGTGTTAGTTGCACTGTCATGGTTCGACCGGTCGGCTGGGTTGTGGTGTCGTACCTTCCCCCAGCGACATTTATGGACTGGATTTCGGCATGGTCCGAGTAACTGGTGGGGATTGTTGCCCCGTCAGTTAGGTACAGCGGTGGGGTCCAAGCGGTCATTAGAATATACTTCCGTTCAGTTGTACGGTGCCTGTTCGTAGGCTTGATTCTCTCATCAGCTTCTCGATGGTACGGCGGGCTGATTCAGCATCCACAATGCCATTGAGATTGATGGTTGTTCCACCATTGTTACTCTTTGTAGTGCTTGGTGTCACCATGGAACTACCAGTAACCATGGAACTGTAACCACCTTTACCACGGCGAACAAGCGGCGTAGACGGTGCACCTGATGAACCTTGTGATTCCCAAGGCCTTAAGTCGCTGTTACGTCCACCTAGCAAATCAACCCATGGACCAACCTTGCCCCACCATGACCCAGCCTTGCTTACAGCATTAGTGACTGCAGTAATGGAATTAGCGATCGTAGTTAGTGCCTTAGCCATCTGATCTAGTACGGACAAACTTTGCCCAGACTGGCTACCAGACAATGTGCCGAATAAGTTTTGGAACGATAAAAACATTGTTTGAATGGCTCGACCTAAAGTTTGAGCGGGTGAACTTTCATCCTTGCCGACCCCATCGAAACCTTTCTTAACTTCACCCAGCCATGGAACAACTTTGGTCTTTACATACTTGAGCATGGTCTGTAATTTAGGCAAAATCTTGTAGCCCACAGACTCCTGAAAATTACCCCAAGCAATACTTAAACCGTCAACAGCACCCTGATACGTGCCTGCAGCTGCCTTACCTGCACCACCAGTGGACTTGGTAAGTTGTTGTAACAACTGGTCGAAGCTCATTGTTTTCAATTTGGCTTTATCAATACCTAAACCAAGTTTGCCAAGTGCAGTGTTGCTACCCAAGTATGCCCGAGATAACGCTGACACTACCGAATCCAAAGATTTGCCAGACTGGGCACTAATGTCTATGGCGGTACGAATAATCTTTTGTGACTTACTCACAGACTTCGTAGCCATAACCAGTTTACCAAATGCTGGGCGAAGCTTGTCGTCGACAATGTTGTATTGGGATTCCAAAGCACTAATGGTTGCCTCAGAGTCCTTGAGTAATCCTTTACGGGCCTTGGCATTGTTCTTGATGGTTTTGGCCAACAGCACTTGGGACTTCTGATCCTCGAGGGCTGCAGTGATGGCTGACTTACCAAACAGCAAAGCAGCGGCACCCATGGCAGCAAACGATGCAGCAACAGCAGTGCCTAGTATCTTGACACCATTCTTGAAGCGTTCAAGGTTCTTTTCAGCAGACCTCAGACTCTTAGCAAAGTTCTTAGTGTTAGCACTCAACCCGATACTGATTGAGCGACCGATGCTACCTGCCATACTTCCCCCTTAGCCAGTCTTGGCAGATTTCCTGCACAGACGATTCCCAAGCTGCAAATGTTGGTCTCATGTAACGATCGCTGGCCGTTTTTGTCCAGCCCGGTGTGACCACGTTCTTTGGCCAAGTTACCTCGGCACCTCGAGACTTGTAACGGCCTGACGGGTCAGAACTGCCACTGGCACGACGGTAGACACCAACAATGGTTCCGTAACGGAGCATGTTAGTTGATGCCATACGCCTCTTGCCCTTGCTTTGACGAGTGGCTTGCTTACCTGTGATAGGTCCTTGCATGCCCATCTCAAGATGGTTTCCGTAGTACGGTGCACGGCTTTTACCAATAATTACCTTTGGAATACGGTCACCAGCAGAACGGACAGACTGTGCAAGTAAAGGACCCACAGTAGGTGCATGTTTGAGAATCTCTGCAATGACAATCGGTTTAATAATGGTGTCTGCAATGACTCGAGCATCAGACCTCAAAGCCTGATTAGCTTCTTTAGGTAAATCCTTTAAGGCCCGAAGCACAGCAAAGAACTCCTCAGGATCGATGTCCAGAGCAGAGCCAGTACGGTAGTTGATACTACGACTTGGTGCTGCCATGTCACCTCTCCTTGTAAAGGTCGTTCAAAGTTGCTATGTCTTGCCAGTCCAAATCATCCCAGTCAAGCCGGATAGCCCCGTTAACAGCAAAGATTAAACGCTGTCTACTGAGGCTTCCGGCTGGGTGGGGTTTGTGTCACCCTCGCTGAAATCCTCGATGCTGTCTAAGTTGTCTAGCCAGATTTCGAACGGTTCATTGGTTGTACCCTTACGAGCTAGGACAGCCCATGTGAGTGTAGCCAAATCCTCGAGCCCAATACGTAGGCTTACATCCTTGCCGTCTTGCTGCCACAGATCACTAAACTTTTGCTTCGTGTGGCGTTCCCACTTGATGAAGTCTGCTGGCAAGGTTGTTACCTCACCAGCGACCCCACCATGAACGTAACTAATTGTGATTTTCATGGTCCTTACTCTTTTCTACTAGGCTACTGTGCCCAGTGTTACTGTGCCGTCCTCAACAACAAACGAAACGCTTGCAGTAAGGACGTCATTGGCTGCCCCACCGACTGGTGGAAAGTTTGGAAAGATTTTGAAAGTGTACTTAGCGTTACCTGTTGCAGTACCAACAGTAAGAATTGCATCAATACTGGTATCTGGTGATCCATTAGCTGCAGACCATAGTGCTTTGCAAACACTGTTGTTTGTTCCACCAGTGGCTGTGCTATTCCAGTCTTGGTACAGTTCAACATCAAGAGTTGCTGACTTGGATACATTCTTGTATGAACGGCCTGACAGGGTTTCAATAACCTGCTGATCGTTCTCAACGGTCAGTGTTGCAGAGGCACATACATCTGCATATGTGACAGCGTTAATGGTCAGAGTAAGGTCATGACCAGTTGCATAGATAAGAGCCATTACTCTTACTCCTTTGTGGTTTGGATTGTGAGTGTTACTTCGGTGGACAAGCAATCAACTGGACCGTTTTGTACGAGACCGGGCTGACTAAATGTGCCAATCTGGATGCCTGATGGCAGGACATCCAAAACTTTTGTCATGAGTGTTTCAAGGTTGATGATTGATGCTTGATTATCAATCATGGCCACCATAAGTGTGACCTTAAAGTTCATGGTCAGACGGTTAATGCTGACAACTGGGAACTCAACATAGGGCTGACCGGGCACCAGTACCACACACGGGACTGGCATGTTTTCGGTCGGCTGCTTAAAGACTGTGTAGCCTGCACCCTCGAGGGCGGTGGCTAATTCTTGTCGGGCGGTTGTGATGCTCATCCGATCATCGAATCCACGTCACGGTAACGGCTAATCAAGCCCATTACTCGAGACAAGATTGAGCGACCCATAATGTATGGTCCGGGCTGGAAGTCTATGCCCTGAGCCTGCCCACCTGGCACAGTCCACGAGTTGAACACATCGACAGCAATCATCATGGCTGCAGTACGTACAGCCACCACGTTGTCGTAGGTTGCAGCTGTGGAAAGTTCTGCCTTACCCATAGGTAGGTAGTGGTGGCTCACAGTGTTAGTGCCAGTCTTAGACACAGTGAATGAGTAAGCCAAACGGTCTAGCACAGTGTAGGTGCCGTCATAGTCGGTGCCTGTGATCACAACGGACTGCCCGATGGCGTAGTTGTGACGTCGGATAGTAACAAAGGTGACCTTGTTTGTGTCCAGTGCTGCACTAACTACACCGACAGCATGGGTCTCTAGGAATGGTTCCAGCACACTTTCAGCGGTCTGGATGACATCATCGAGCATCGTGTCAGGGTACAGGTCGCCTACACCTAAAGCAGTTTTCAGCTCGGTGATGGTTACGTATGCCATGGTGACTCCTCGATGGTGGTGTTAAAGGGGGCTGGCAGGACCAACCAGCCCCCCTCAACGATTGGTGTTAGGAAAGGTTGAAGCGACGAACGCCTGTAGCTTTCTTAACAGCGATACCCATGTAGCCGTAAAGACCAATCTGGACTTCGCCTGTGCCGATGACGTTGACCTGCAAGCGAGTTGCTGGTGATTCGTAAACGGTGACGGCTTCTGGAACAACCAAGAATGCAGACTCATCGATAACACCTGATGTGGTGATGTTCGGGTCTACGTAAAGGTTGGTGCCAAGTACGTTGCCAGTGATGGACGATACAGAAGCGTTACCTGAAGCATTCTGTGGTGCAACAGCGTTGTAAAGTGCACGACCACTGCTGTCAGCGTAGCCAAGGATGGCAGCCCACTGATCTGTGCTTGCAACAAGGTTACGAGCGTATTCGCTGGTGCCCTTGAATGCAGCTGCACCTTCAACAGCGATGAATGACTGTAGGCCTGCAGCAGAAGCAGCGACACCAGTTGCAACGGTACCGGATGCAGTGAATGCAGCGATAACAGCGTTGTCTGTTGCCTTAGCGTAAGCCTTACCCATCTCTGAGATAAGAGCATCGTAGAACGCTGGGTTAGAGCGGTCTAGAAGTTCGAACGACACAGTGTTCTGTGAAGCGTACTTCTTGATGTCTACCGTCTGGTAGGTGCTGGTCATGCCAGTGTTGCTGAATGTTGCAGCCTCAGTAGCAACTGCAGCGGTTGGTGCAGTGCCCATGACTGGAATCGTGAACGATAGACCAGATGATGGAAGTGTGCCACGTGAACAAGCATCTACTGCTGGACGGCCACCAAACGTGCTGGTGATGAACTCTGCAGCATGGGTCGGAAGTGTAAGACCAGTGTTAGTTGAAGTGCTGTCATTAGCAGCTGCAACATACTGTGCACTTTCAGAGTTACCCTGTGCAGCAAGGATGCTGTGCTCAAGGTAAGAAGCAGCGTTCACGATTGGTGATCGTGGTGCTGTGGTGAATACAGGAGCAGCAGCGGTAACCGTTCGAGATGCCTCGACAGGTGCTGCCACTTCCTCTACAACGTCAGCCTCTACGGCTTCGGTGTTTTCGGACATGTCAATCTCCTCGATTGATTTGGTTTCAGTATCAGCGGACGCTGCTACCTGTGAGACCTTGGCAGACTCAAAAGCTGGGTCGGTTACCAAGGAAACTTCAATTAGGTTGGCTGACAGGACATGTAAGCCATCCTTTTTCTGGATGCTGTCAGTGATGCTTGCACCGACTGAAAGGCCGTCACGTAGCCCTTGTGAGGCTTCAACTAGGCTGTCTGTGCCTGCAGAGGTCTGTGCAACCTTGAATGTGGCGTTGATGCCTGCATCAGTGGTCTGGAATGATTCCATCCGACCAATGGGACGGGTGCCATCATGCTGGAGTAGCAGTTTGACGGTGGCTGGGTCAACAGTTAGTGATCCTGCTTCAAAGATGACCGGACCGATTGATGTGGCACCAATTTCACCAAAGGGCACAATCTGACCTGTGATTGTTCGACCCTCTTGGGATGCTGCAGTGATTTGGCTGCTAAAGCGTACGACTAATTCAGGCTGACTCATTGGAACCTCCAGACGGTGCAATGGCTGTGGATGGTGCATAGTCCACCATGTCTCGGGCTTCATCAACGGTGATGATGCCTGCTTGTGTAAGTTTGATGGCGATGTCTGCTTGGTCTGCTGGGTTACCTCGTAGGAAGTCGTCCAAGTCAAACTTTACGTACTGGCCTCGAGGTGTCACATCGTCCATGCTGAGACGGTCCTCAATGCAGGTGATGATTGGGCGTAGACCAAAGTCAACTAATGAACGGCGTTCTGCAGATACGTTGCTGTAGGTGCTGGATGCTGATTCAGCGTTTAGGTACCATGCCGGGATGCCCATGAGGCGAGCAACTTCACTAGCTGCATGACTACGGGCTTCAACAAGTTGCATCTGAGCCGAGTCAAACCCGAGTGTCTGCAGTTTGATTGGACCCTCGGTATAGGCGGTTGAACGGTCACGACGGGCCTGCTTAAAGGATGCTAGAAGTTTTGCTACAGAGTCGCCATCAAGATTCATGCCCTCATTGTTGAGAACCATCTGTGGGACGGGCTCGGATGCCATACGGTAGGCGGCGGCTTCAAGCTCGATGGCGGTCTGAATGGTACGGCCTGCACGGGACAATACACCCTCGTCCCAG